CATACGGGCTGATTGAGGCTCTTCCTTATGAAAGACCGTAGCGGCCGCGACCATATACCTAACTTGTGGAGTCTCATAGATCTCCTTAGTAGCGCGATTTCTAACAAGATACTTCTCGATAAGCTGTTCAATAGCTGCATAACTGTATTCCTCATCCTTGGCATGATCGATCATGTCGTTCATGCGGTTCCACTCTTCCTCAGTATACCATTCTAGCAACTCGGCGGTATACAGACCAGTAGCCACATTTTTCTTTACAATATCATACAAGTGCGGTGGTTCATACTGTCCATATACATCCTTACGTAACATACTCAAGCGTTGTTTGCCGGCCACAAACTGATAGTTGGTATGACCCACGTCAGGATTGGCTTCAACATCAATGAGATCTACAATGGCTCGTAGCGTGATGCCATCGATCTCCTGCGTGGTTATACCATCATAAAAATGCAACTGTGCTTTGATTTCAATCATGCTCTGACTGACATCAGCGATCCCTTGACATACTTTTGCCACCTGTGCCTGCCACTTTTCAATGTGTAGAGGCTCACGGGCGCCGCTTCTTTTTACAACTGTGATTTGCGTCATTTCTTCTCGTTCGTTAAGTTTTTTACTGCTATGCTATTTGATGTTGCTGATACTGCCGTTGAATTTTTACTGCTTGGAAGGTATTTACTATGGTGTCACTTTCCCAATTCAATATATATTTTGTTTTGGTCGACTGGACTAAATTATGCCCAGACTCCGTTAAAATCAGTGTTGTAGGTTGCATATCTGCACGTTCCAACAAAACTACAGTATACAGAATTCCGAGCCCTCTTGCAACTTCACAAAAAACATTATCACTCAAAAGTTGCCAAGGATCGGGCCAGGTGGCTTGATCATCCCAATGTAGATAATATGGTTGCCAGGGTGCCCGAAACCACCATTGATTTATGTCCAATAGAGCTTGTTCTGCTTGCAGTTTTTGACAACGGTCTCTCAACAGATTCCATTGTTCCAATCTGGAACAAAATGTAATAGGCCACATCAAAGTAGACTTGTTGAAAGATAGGCCATGGTGGCCGAAAATCCAGTGTTGGTAGATGTATAGTTAACGTTGATGGTTGAGTCAACTTGAGTGGCTGTAAGAATTATGCCAGTGCTGGCATTTTCTAAAAAGTTGTCTTGAAAGGTAATTGATCCGCTGATGCTTCCTGCTACCACTGTGAGTGTGCCGGTACGGTAAGTGGTGTCTCGAACAATAGTATAGTTGACTGTAAATGCTTTGGTAGTGTTGACATCTTGTGAAAATATCAATGCCGGCGACGAAACATTGTTTAACAGTTCTGTTACGTCAGGATTGGGAAATATTGGTGAAAATTCAGTGAGGATTTCGGTGTTGCCAATTTCGGGTGCACCTTCTTGCAAAGTGCCATTGCCAATGAACAATCGGCGTTGATCAATGCTCCAGCCCAGTTCCGCACCAGCTAATTGTGGTAAATTTTCCTGCAAACCTTTGCGATTGGTAATTTGTGATATCTGTACAATGGCCACTTGAGTTGTCCTTGAATTCTATCCAGTATTTATCTGGTTAGGCTTGTAGATAATACAACTCAAGTCTACGCCACCATTGATCTGCCCAATAGTCAAAATCTGCGTTTTCCAACACAAATTCTTGATATTCTGGGCGAGTTGCCGGGCGGCCTTGGGCATCCACAGGCGGTTTCACACACATCAAGACCACACCTTTGCGTATACGGGTTCCATACACTTCATTGTGCGCCAGAGCATAGGCTGCCAACTGTAAAAAATAATCGTCGATCCATTCTCTGCGTTTGGGTTTGTTGGTTTGCTTGTAGTCCAAAATACTTTCTTCACTAAGATGTATTCCTGCGCCATCGCTGGTGCCTGCATAAAGGCTGGGAAAATACAAAGGTATTTCTACTCCCCAAAATTCTGTGACATTTTTAAGACCATCTTCAATTACAGTTTGCGCCATGGCATGACTTGCCCAACCAAAAGGATTTGATCCTTGATCTCGTAATTCACCAGTTTTTACATAGTGTTCAAGATAAGTGTGCATTCTTGTGCCTCGATTGGCAGCTTCTGTGGTTATAGCCTGAGCTTGGGCATGTCCTACTCTGTTGCGCCACTCCTGCAAGGCTTGTTTCTTTTCTTCGGGTTTGGTTTTTTCCAACACTGTGGTCACACTGGGCAACTTTTTCCCATCGGGGGTAAGATACAATCTCTTGCCATCCTCACTGGTGCGATTCAGCGGTTGATAATCAAACTTGGGATTGTACAAATTAGACTCGGAAACTTTCCCCGCAACCACAGCGGTCCTTCTCTATGGGGTTGCGGAACTCAAAACCTTCATTGAGTCCTTGGCGCACATAGTCTATTTCTAAGTCTCGGAGATATTCTTGACTTTTAGGATCTACCACCACAACAAAATCCTTCATGTCGTAGGCGATGTCATCGCCTGTGACCTGATCCACGTATTCTAGCACATAGGCCAACCCACTGCAACCAGTGGTCCGAACGCCAAGACGAATACCCATGCCATGGCCCCTCCGTCGCAGATTTTCTAAAATCTTTTTTGTAGCGATTTCTGTGGCACGGATCATTGATGTTTTTTTCTATAATCTTCTATTGCGGCTTTAATAGCGTCTTCCGCAAGGATCGAGCAATGGATCTTAACTGGCGGTAGCGCGAGGTGCTCAGCGATGTCACTGTTCTTAATTGATCCAGCTTGCTCAAGCGTTTTTCCTTTGACCCACTCAGTGACGAGCGAGCTACTCGCGATCGCCGACCCACAGCCATATGTTTTAAATTTTGCATCTTGAATGATTCCATTTTCTACTCTAATCTGAAGTTTCATAACATCTCCACAGGCCGGAGCACCAACCATGCCGGTTCCTACGTTGATGTCACCGGTGTCCATTTTGCCCACGTTGCGTGGATTTTCATAGTGATCGATTACTTTGTCAGAATAAGCCATTACACTCTCCTCTAAGTATTGTAACAGAATTTTTGTGTATTTACAACAGTTTTGGTCGAGTTACATGCGCCGTTTCATGGCCTGCTTGGCGTTGGAATCTACCACAGCTCTGGCCTGATCCACACTCATGCCTGTTGCAACTTCGGTGTTGCCTTTGAAACGCACTACATCTGAATTGGGCTCCAAAGGCTCTAGAACATTTTTTAATGGGTCTTGACTGATTAAATCACCCAAATTTTCCTTGGTAACATTTATACTAAGACTTTTGGCAGCTTCAATAAAAGCATCTTGACTGATCTGTGCCACAGCATTTTCATCTTCGGCTCGGTCCTTGAGGAACGTGGACAAGGCCAAGAGTTTTTCTCGACTCTTGGCACTGTTGTCAAGAGCAAACTCACGAATCAACATTATCTACGACCGCGGCCCAAGGTAGAGGCAACTGGTTCCTGATCAGGTTCTTCAATGTCAACATCGGTGGCAGTGATTTCTTCTTCATCGGGCGCTGGTAACTCGGCAGGCATTTCTCCGCCTAATCCCTGATCAGCACCCGCGGCGGCACCCATGTCGGCGCCAGGAACGGTAGGAGCTTGTCCTGTGACCACACCCAAGGCACTTTCTAATTGCGTCTTGGCACCTTGAAGATTCTGTAAAAGGCCCGCCAATGCGGCTGTGGCATCGGTGTTGAACTGCATGGCTTGATCTACGCCGACTTCGTTTTTGATCTGATCAACCAAGGCTGGCAGGTCTTTAAACTGCATGGCCGAAATCTGCTCGCTCATTTTCTGCACTTGATCAACCATGTCTTGGCTGGCCAGCACAACTTGAGCCTGTTGGACTTCACTGGCTTCTTTGAGTCGTTGTTTCAAACTGCGACGACCTTCCATAGCAGGTTGCATTTTTTGTTTTTGCAAGGAGGCCTTTTGAGCAGTCAAATCGCGAATTTGCTGATCTACTTGCTTGAGTTGATCGTCAATGTTGCGTTGTTGTTGTTGGCGTTGCAAGGTCATCGCGGCTGCTGTCTGTTGTGGATTTGCTTGTGGAGCTGTTGCTGTGGCAGCAGTGGTCAAGGCCTGTTCCATGACTACCAATTTCAGATAGGCAGGATTTTGCTCACTGCGATGAAATTCTGGGGTGCGTCTGTGTTCGGCAATCAAAGAGCGCACACGCTTTAATAGATCACGTGCCTGTGCAGGTGTCACTGCATCAAAATTCATGCCACGTCCAAAGTAGCTTTCAAATACTTTAGCGGCTTGTTTTGTTGGGTTGGCCGCGGCCAATTCGTTGAGTTTCATCGTTAAATCCTCGTTGTTGAGTGTATTTAGCCCAGCTCACGCATTTGGCCAGTTGATTTTCCACTTGTTTTCTTCGTATGATTTTGGTTTCCAGCTTGGTGGCCACAGGATCACGGAATTCCCATTTCCGACTGCGCTCAGCAATGGCAGATCGCACTGCTATATCATTGTTTAGAGCCGTCAACTCATGATCCAATTCTTGAAGTTCCCGAGCTGTGTTGTAAGCCCGGTTTTTGTCGGCTATGCACCAGCTGAGAGCTGTACGTGTGGTGCCAAAAAGTCCCACATCTGTGGCCGAGCAAAACACACGAAATCCTGGATCTTCTGGAATTATTTTGTAGTTACCAAACACTTCATAGGCACCGTCGTCGTTTTGCCAGATAACATTGGGCATGAGATCACGGAATTCCTGGCGGAATATTCGTTCTACTTCTCGTTCGCTGATCATTTTAAAACGTAGTGTGTGATTAGATATACTGTGGTTGCCAACAATGTGCCAATAATGCCTACACCCCAACCAATTAGTTGATCGGTGCGCTTGTCTGCCATGCGTTGGACCATGTCATGCACTTCACGTAGCAGAGTGTCCAGATGATTGATCTTGCCTTCCACATGCTCAAATCTAGCTTCCAGCTGATTGTAGCGTTCAGCACACAGTTCCACGTGTGCCTCTAGGCTTTTCTTTTCGATGTCGGTGGCTTCGCTCATGGTCTAATATTTATGGCAATGCGGCGAACCATATGTTTTGTTCGGGCCCTTG